GAGCGCTCTTTTACTTACCTTAGAAAGGGTAAACGAATGGAGTCTCGAAAGAGCAAATTATCGTCCCGAAGAGGGTTCTATATTCGCCTCGACAACGATCTCAAGTCGAAGATCGCGGTCATCCGTGGCAAGCTGGCTGAAGTGCTTGAGGAAACGAACATGCCTCAGACAATTCAGGAAGCAGCGAGCGACGAGGCTGTCGTCCTCGACCTCATCAAGCGTGGGTATGAGGCGTACAAAGAGGACAAGAACAGACTACACTAATCGTTGGGACCTCCCAACACTTCACAACGGGTAACTGCGGCACCCTGAGTTCGCAGAGAAACTTGGAGATTCAAAATGGTTGCTATCAAGCCTACTGCCCCTAAGCCCTACGACCCCAAATCTTGGGGCGAGCGGGTGGACATCAAGCGTATCGCGCAGGTTCGCGTGCCGGTTCTCGGGCCGAAGCGTTGGAAGCCGCTGCCTCATGACGTGTTCGTTCGGATGATTGAGCAGTCGTTCGCGGATCGTGGGTTCACGCTCAGCGAGCCTGTCCACTACATGTCCGGCACGACGAAGAACACGAAGATCAAGGATCCTGCCGAGTACGGGAAGTTCCTGTCGATGTACGGGATTGCCCACCCGCTGCTGCCTGAGTACGCTGGTTTGACTTGGGAGGCGGCATTCATCAACTCGTACGACATGACGAGGTCTGCTCGTGGCGTTCTTGGTGAGCGCATAGAAGTCTGCACCAACGGGATGTTCAACGGCGACCTCGGGTTCCGCCGCAAGCACACGACAGGGATCGACCCGGATGGCGACATGTCGTTCTCGCGTCTTCACGAGATGATCGACAGCACGATCAAAAGTCTCGTGCCCAAGGCCGAGGCCCGGGTCAAGCAGATCGAGCAGTACAAGAACACGGAGTGCAGTGATGACGACGCACGCTGGTGTATCTTGCAGGCCGCGAAGACGGGGCAGGGGCTCGGTCCTCAGGTCATCCAGAACTCTGGCACCCTCAAGGTGCTGAAGCACTGGGAGGAGCCTGAGCACCCCGAGTTCAAGGACCGCAACCTCTGGTCGCTCCAGAATGCGTTCACGAGTCACGACCGTGGTCGCAACCTGATGACTCAGGAGACCCGGATGAGTCGCCTGACTGGCATCTTCAACGAGCGGTTCAATCTGGCTCCCGTCGAGGTGTTGGGAGGTCCCAACGACGAGCTGACCAGCGCCGACTTCTGATCGTCCTCCAAGTCGCGGATCCCCGTCCAGTTAATTAGCTCTCGCTGGGCGGGGACCGCGTTCTCACAGAAAGGCAGAACAATGAAAGAAGTACCAACGACCGTGGGCGACACGGCTGATCAGGTGTGGCGTATGGAGTGGAGTCAGCAGAAGTCTGCGAGCGTCACCGTGTACAACATGGAGGCCGTTGTAGACTTCTTCGGTGACAACACTGAACTCAGCGACGTGTCGTCCTCGGATGTCGATTCATTCATCCTCCACCTACGGGAGACGAACAGTCCGGCGACGATCAACCGCAAGCTGTCCGTGCTCAGTAAGATCATGAAATACGGCGTGGACAACGGGGTGATCAACCGCAAGCCTCGCATATCGAAGCAGCGCGAGCCTGCTGGTCGCCTCAAGTACTACACCCGCAAGGAGGAGTTCGACATGAGCCAGAAGATGCAGCCTGCGCTTCGCGACCTCTTCCTGTTCCTGATCGACACCGGGTTGCGTCGCGGCGAGGCGCTCAGCCTTACGTGGCGGGACGTGTCTCCGTACGAGAAGCACATCCTGCTCTCGGACCCAGAGAAGATCAAGAACGGCAAGCCTCGCACCGTTCCGCTCACTGCGCGTGCGTACGACATCCTCTGGAAGCGCAAGCGTGCGGGCTACGATGACCCGTTCGGGTTCACGAATCAGCGCGTCGATGATATGATCAAGGAGTTCCGCAAGGTTCACGACTTCGACTGCCGCCTGCTGCACACGTGTCGTCACACGTTCTGCTCTCGCCTCGTTCAGTCAGGGGTGCCGCTTGCGGTGGTCAAGGAGCTGGCGGGTCACAGCGATCTCCAGACGACGTTGCGCTACGCACATCTGACATCAGAGAACCTGTCGGATGCGATCAAGACGATGGAGGCACAGGGTGGCTAAGAAGATCAGTCAAGGACGACTGGAAGAAGAGATGCTGGAGCTTGGCCGTGAGCGATACCATCAGAAGGTCCGGCGAGCGAAGGAGACGAACCTTGAGTCCACGACGAGCGTCGGTCAGTATCTTCTGGCTGAGTCGATCGACAAGCTCACGGATCAGCTTGATCACTGGAAGGCGAAGGCCGCGACGGCTCCGGGTCGTCGTCACCGAGCCCTTCCGTATCTCGATCAACTGCCGTCCAAGGTCGTCGCCGCGCTGACCGCTCGATGCATTCTCGACTGCGTATCCGTGAATCGCAAGATCACGAGCACAGCCGTGACGATTGCACGAACGCTGGAGGATGAGATCAAGTTCAAGAAGATCAAGGATGATCACCCTGCACTGTGGCAGCATATCAATCGCGTACTCGACAAGTACAAGAGTGACAAGACGAAGTCCAAGTTCATCAACAGGACGATCAAGTACCACGAGCTTGTCATACCCCAGTGGAATCGCAAGGACGCGACGGCGGTCGGGTTGACGTGCATCGAGTTGATGCGACAGGCCACGGGGATCATCGACGTGCAGACTCGCACGGATGCGAAGGGTAAGTCGTACACGATGATTCGTCCGACCGAGTCCTTGTTGAAGTGGCTGAAGGATTCGCACGAGTATCGCGAGTACATGTCACCCGTCTGGTTGCCAATGGTCGAGCGGCCCGTGGACTGGACAAACCCGTACCTCGGCGGCTATCAGGGGACGTGCTTCGGTCGCCGTGCGCTGGTCAAGACGATGGACAAGAGCTATCTGGAGGACATCTCGCACTGCAACATGCAGCCAGTGTACAGCGCCGTGAATGCGTTGCAGCGCACCGGATACAGGATCAATAGTCGGGTCGCCGCTGTCTTCAAGGGATGCTGGGACGACAACCTCGCAATCGGTGGAGTCCCGTCACTGGAGAACGACCCGATCCCGAACAAGCCGGAGGACATCTCGACGAATGCGGAGTCGCGACGTGCGTGGAGGAAGGCTGCGGCGCGGCAACACTTCGAGAACGAGCGCAAGAAGTCGAAGCGTCTGCAAGTGATGAAGGTCTTGAACCTCGTGGACAAGTTCAAGCACAGCACCCTGTACTACCCGTTCTCAATGTGCTTCCGAGGGCGGGGTTACCCCGTGCCATACTTCCTTCAACCGCAGGGGCCGAGCTGGGTCAAAGCGATGTTGAAGTTCTCACGGGGCAAACCAATAACGGACAGGGGTTTGTTCTGGCTGTATGTCAAAGCAGCGAACGCATACGGCCACGACAAGCTGTCGTTCGACGCACGCTCTGACTGGACCGAGTCTAACCTGAGTTGGATCAGAGCGGTCGGCGGCGACCCCGAGCGGAACATGGAGTGGGTCAAGGCGGACGAGCCGTGGGAGTTTCTCTCTGCCTGTATCGAGATTCATGACCTACACACGACTGGGTCCTCGTTCGTCACGACGTTGCCTGTAGGCGTCGATGCGACGACGCAGGGGCTCCAGATACTGGCGTTGATGTTGCGAGATCCGGTCGCAGCAGTCGCAACGAACGTGATCTCTGGTGACAAGCCGAACGATCCGTACGAGTCCGTTGCTGACTTGGTGATCCAGAAGCTCCAGCAAGACCTCAGCAGTCCGTACGCCCAGAAGTGGATTGACTTCGGCATCAATCGCAAGACGACGAAGCGACAGACCATGACTCTCGTGTACGGGTCCGTGTTTTACAGTTGTCGCAGCTACACGGCTGAGTGGTTCTATGATCAGCTCAAGGATCCGACCAAGGTCAACCCGTTTGGCGACGAGACATACGCGCCGTGCAACTACCTTGCCGGTAAGATATGGGAGTCCATCGGTGAAGTAGTCTCATCAGCACGGATCGTGATGGACTGGCTGCGCTCTGTCGCCGCCGTATTCAGTGACAATCAGATCACCCCGAGATGGGTGACGCCTCTCGGCTTTCCTGTCAAGATGCACTATGAGAACATGCAGGCTCACTCGATCAAGACGGTGGTCGGGGGGACGATCCGGCAGCACCGCATCAACGTGCCGAGTGGCAACCAGTCGAAGCGAAAGACGGTCAACGGGATCTGCGCCAACCTCGTGCATTCGTACGACGGTCTCGGTGGTCTTCTCGGGTTGACGGTCAACAAGTGTCTCGATGAGGGCGTCCATTCGTTCATGACTGTTCACGACAACATCTCTTCGACAGCATCCGACATGGACACGATCAACAAGTGCGTCCGTGAGGCGACTGTTGATATCTTCAGTGAGAACGTTCTTCAGACACTACACAACCAGTTCAGCGTCCTACTGCCGGGGCACATTGACTTGCCACAAGCACCAGCCGTAGGTACACTTGATGTTTCACGTGTTTTAGAATCGAAGTACTACTTCAGTTAGGAGACGACATGCGTAAAAAGCACACCAGATTCACGAGCCCGCCCGGCATCGCCAAGTGGCCGCACCTGAATCGGCCAGACAAGAAGTTCCACAAGGAGGACGGGGTGTATCACACCCAGCTCATCCTGTCTCACAGCGACTCGCAGGAGATGAAGTCTGTGATCGACAAGGTCATCAGCACCAATGTCGAGGACCTCAAGCAGCGTGGTCAGTATCGCAACATCGATCAGCCCCCGCCGTACTACAACGAGGTCGATGACGAAGGCAACGAGACGGGCAACCTGTGCTTCAAGATGAAGCTCAAGGCTGTCGGCGTCAACGGTGACGACCGCTGGGAGCAGCGACCGAAGATCGTTGATGCGAGTACCCATCCGTGGCCTGCGGACGGCGACGAGATTGGCCGGGGCAGTCGTATTCGCTGCGGATTTGAAATCGTGCCGTATTGCTCTCCGCAAGGCGCGGGCGTCACACTGCGTCTCAAGACCGTCCAAGTTATTGATCTCAAGGATCGAGATGGTGACGCGGCGAGCGAGTGGGGTTTCGACGAGGTCGAAGGATACACGGTTGGCAAGGAAGAAACCAAGGTCACGACAGACTTCGACGAGACCGACTTCTGACCTTTCTGTGAAGGCGTATCGGGGGTCGAGCAGGTGGGAGATCTTCCTGCCTCTCACCCCCGTGCCCGCCTCGCGTCCAAGGTTCACAAGGACTGGTCGAGTCTACTTCGGCAAACGCTACACAGCATTCAGGAAGGATGCAGCTCTGTTGTTCGAGAATGCTAAATTACCACGATCCTTCCCGCTGGAGGGTAGCCTTGCGGTATCTGCCGTGTTTCACGTAGTGAAGCCGCGCACCTCCAAGAGGCAGACGCCTATTGGGGACGTGGACAACTACTTCAAGACACTGGATGTCCTGAATGGTGTAGTGTGGGACGACGACGACCAGCTCGTGTGGGCCTCGATGAGTAAGAGGTTTTCCGATACCCCCGGTATCAGTTTGGAGGTCATGAGAGTTGAGCGAGTTCCTGAGGCACGAACCCTGTCCGCGCTGTGGGTCAAGGGATAATCTAGCGAGGTACACAGACAACCACGCATATTGTTTTGGCTGTAATTACTATGAACACGGGGATGGCACCCCCGTCACACAGAAAGAGACTCATAGAATGACTGGACTTATCGAGTACGACATCACTGCCCTG